TCTTACTTCAGCAGCATAACCTTCAGATTTTATTTTTTTGTCCCATTCATCTATAAAATCAGCGTCTTCTCCATCATTCTCTTTCAAATGTTTTGATCTAGCATTTTCTCTCTCTGCGTCATAAGCGGCTAATTTTGCTTGACCTCTTAAAAACGACGATATTTGTTCTGAGTTCCAACTATCGTTTAGAAAACCGTCTTGAGCCATTTGAATATCTTTATCAGAAGCAACTCCCGGAGGAAGCGAGTTAATAATCATAGTATTATTAATTCTTGTAAACTCTTTCTTAATTGCTGATGCTTCGTCTTGTGACGCAAAAACACTTTCATATATTTTTATACCGTTACCAAAAACACCGCCCGTAGGTTTTAGTGTATCGTATCTTGTTGCTAAACGAAGCATAGACCTTGCTTGCCCGCTGGATTTCCCAGAAGCCGCAGCTGCCTCTCGAATGGCTTCCCTAGAAGCGTCAGTCAGTCTTTTAGCTGAGGCTGTTTTGTCTTTTTCAGCATTAAGTCTTGAAACATCAGTTTGAGCATCTATCTGAGCAGAGCGTATTTTAAATCTCCTAGCATCTTCTATTACTTTAGCAGCAGCAGCTTCTTCTGCTGTTTCTTGACGTTGTTCTGCTGAGACTCTTCTTTTCTCTGCTTCGGCTTCTTTTACTGCGTCTGCTTTGGATTTGTTAATTGCTTCTATTTTAGCAGCGGTTCTTGCAGCTCCTGCAACATCTCCAGCAGCCATTTGCATTTTAGCTAGGCTTGCTAAATCTGTAACACTATTAGGATCAAGATTAGCTAACTGATTTTTTGTTGCTTCGTATTTAGAAGGCGCTCCTCCACGTAAAGCACTTTGCAAGCTTTGGGTCATGTTAGCGTTCTGCTGTGCTGCAAACTGGCCATAAAAGTTAGCAGAACCTGCTACTGCGGGAGCTGCTGACTGTTGAGTGCTTGAAACTCCTGTTAACATTCCTAGTACATCGTTAGGGTCTATTCGTTCAGCCATTACGCCACCTCCACTTCTTTCATTGTTAAACCAAGCATCCCGTAAGACACAGTATAGAAGCCATCTTCTCTAAGCGTTACGGCTTCAGGCATGTACTCTAGAACTTCTTGAGCCATTACACCTTCATAAAGAATAGAATCAGGATCACCAATATAGCTAAAGTTATACAAGTTTAAACCAGTTCTAGCGTCTACGCCTACTTTCTCTACGTTTTCTTTAAGACGAACATCACTTAAAGACTTTAACAAGGAATCCCAGAAACCTCCACCACCTGTTGCACCTTCACCAGCACCTGTAATACTCTTTAATAAAGCTGCTTGCTGACTAAGACGCAATTGATTAGCCATGTTTTCAGAGTTCATGCGAGCTTCTAAGCCTGATACATCTATCTGTGAGCCTATTTCAGTTCCTTCTCTACGACCAATATCAGCATAACCAGCAGAAGGTGTAGCCCCGCCCAGTAGATTAAGAGCTTGCTGTTGTGGTTGATAACCAGCAGTCAAGAGACCTGTAGCACCTGCTAGAGACTGTTGCTGCTCTGCTAGTGCTTGCTGACGAGCGCCTAAGTTAGCACGACCCATAGCTTCTTGACGAGCTGTTTCTTGCGCTAGAAGTTCAGGAGAAGCACCACCATAAGCGTTAGAAGAAATACCTAGTCTGCCTTGAGACAACAGGCGTTCTTCTGTAGATAAACGGTTACGTTGCTCATCAGGGCGCTGTGTAGCTCTTATTTGCTCGTATATGGCCGCTTGCTGCGCTGCTGGGTCTTGACCTACCTGTCCAAACAAACCCTGTGCTTGCCCCATTAGCTGCTGTTGCATAGCAGCCTGTTGAGGAGATAAGTTAACATCAAAGCCGCCTTGAGCGTTAGTAGCTACGTTAGCTAAGTCACTAGTAACAGCGTAAGGCTGAAAAGCTGTGCCTGCTCTTGCTTGATCAGAGAGTAAGCCCGTTCCTTCTTGTAGTTCTCTTCCTGTTGCTTTTACATCTTTAATAGCTTTGTCAGTAAGTGCATAACTACCGCCTGCGTTTAGAAAATCACCAACGCCTCCGCTTGCTAGATAATCCATAAATGACATTAGAACGCACCTCCAGTTATAGTTCCTGCTGTGACAACGCCTGAGACATTGAGTGTCGTCGCAGCGACAGTTCCTGTGAATGTAGGACTAGCAGTGTTAGATTTACTGTTAACAGCAACAGCAATGTTAGTGTATTCAGCGTCAATTTCTGTCCCTCGTACTATTTTATTTGCATTTCCAGAAGCTAGTGCATCTTTAGCAGCAAAGTTAGTTGTTTTTGTATAATTGGACATTAAATAAGTCTCCCCATTAGAGCATGTATATCAATTTTTTGAATAGAAAAAGGAACATTGGCTATCTGCGCTTCAATACCAATAGTAAGAATACTACCGCTGCCGTTAGCGTTTACACTAGCTCTGTTAATCAAAGCGTCAACACCTCCTGAGTACTCTGAAATAGCGTATTGAGCAACACCGTATTCAGAAACAGCGTTGCTGGCACTAAATGTAAAAGCTTGTTTATTAAAAGCTTCTGTGTAGTCGTAGCCCCAGTTTAGTGTAATGTCTGTGCCGTGAGCACCTACAATAGTTAAATTAAACTTTTTTAGGAACTTTAAATTAGAAGAGTTCCCAAAGTCTGTAGGATTGCTAAAATATCGTAACTGATACTCAGAAGTATTGTCTAAGTATCCGTGATATTTAACAATACCTGTAGGCTTTCCTATGTAAATTGTTCCGTCTTCTGCTAAGTTTAAAGCTAGAGGGTCAATAACTGACCATGTAGTAACACGATGTGCTCCAGATTCGTTTAACGGCCCTCTCATATCAAAGCAGTATACCTCACCAGTAGAGGGTAAGGTGAGCAAGTAAAAAGCTTCGTCTGGGCTATACAGAGATTTTATAGGTAACTGCTGCTTTTCAACAAGAGACATCAAGTCGTTACGAACATTCTTGCTAATGTCTCTCATAGGCAGAGATTTTTCTTGAATTACTCTACCAAAGCTGCGTACACCAGAGTCAGATAAGAATATTAGATCGTTGCCTGTCTGTTGTACTGAGTCACGAGCAATACAACCTACACCGTCAATAGTATCTGCAAGAACCATATTAGCAGGTGACGAAGCGCCTGAATACACAACAATAGAACGCTTACCAAAGATAACTAAAAAGTCATTGTGTGCAGCTAAAGACACAACCTCGTCAAAGCCAGAAGGCCAGACTAAAGTTAAATCTAAGTTGCCTGAAGCGCCTCCTGTCCAAGCTGCTCCGTTAAGAGTGTCACTCCAGTAAACAATGTATTTGCTTCCTACAACACCTGCTACCCACATCTTACCAAAAGCAGCCAAAGCTTCGTTTCCTTGAGGCATTGTACCTGCGGAGTGTGCGTGACTAGATATTTTCTCTAGTACAAAAGAACCTGACTCGTCTGTTCCAATAAGAGGCTCGTGACCGCTTTGTACCATCTGTATATGATTATTAAAGTTAACACACTTCCAATTGTTAGCAGAAGGCGTGTAATTAGCAGGGGTAATGTCAACAAGAGTTGTAGTACCTTTAAATATTTTATTGTTGCCAGCAGAGATAACAATCTTATCACCGCTTCTGTCTACAAACTCAAAGATAGTTTCAATACCACGGCTAGAGCCTAACACGGCTGCTCCGTTACCGCTGACGTTTAAGTAGCCTTTACGTGCGCCTATGCGTCCTAGCTTGTCAATGACACAGTTATCAGCAATGGCAGCAAAGGAAGGGTCTACACCAATAGGTGAATCTTGTGTGTTAAGCCCAGCAAAGCCGGGACTTGCTATGGTAATGTTCTGTAGTTGTTGGGCCATTATGAGTACCAGATAGTTTCTTCAGGATGTAAAGCAGCGTCCATAGCTATGGCATCTGCCAATGAAGAGTCAGCAAGTCCGAACAACTCTGCTGCGCTTGTGCCTCCAGTTTCTCCTCTTTCTCTAGCAGCTAAGGCTAATGCTAGTCTAACAACAGGGTTAAAAGGTACATCCAATCTGTCAGCGTCGTTAACAAAGTCTGAAGTCCTTAGAACCACGTTAAAGCGCAGTGTGTACGCTTTGTCAGGAATAGGATATAAGTCAACACCGTTAATACCGTTAAAGCTGTAGAAGGTTGTAGTGCCTTTAGGAACGCTTGTGAAGTCTAAGAAGGCGCTATCAAACCAACGTGAAGTCTTGTAACTCAAGAAAGAGTTTAGACTATCGTTAGTAGCGTCTAGAATTTTAATGGTGTTGTCTGCGTCTGTAAGAACATAGTTAAAAACATCAGCTTGTGT